CTCAAACTCCTCGTACATGATGAATCGGGGAAGTGGGAGAAGCCGAACAACATCCTCAACAACTGGAGGGTTACGAAAACCACGTTAAGATTAGGTAGTAGAATTATTGGTAAGTGTATGATGGGATCAACATCTAACGCTTTAGATAAAGGTGGTAGAAATTTTAAAAAATTATATGACGACTCAGATGTTACAAAAAGAAACCGCAATGGACAGACTAGCTCGGGATTATATTCTTTGTTCATACCTATGGAATGGAACTACGAAGGATACATTGATTCTTTTGGCGTACCTGTCTTCAATACCCCAGATACAGAAGTTAAAGGACCACAAGGAGAGTTTATCGATCTCGGAGTCATTGAATACTGGGAAAACGAAGTTGACGGATTAAAAAATGATCAAGACGCTTTAAACGAATTTTATAGACAATTCCCTCGTACTACTAAACATGCTTTTAGAGACGAGTCTAAATCATCTTTATTTAATCTTACTAAAATATATCAACAGATAGATTTTAATGAAGATTCTAATAATAAATCAGCTGTAACACAAGGTAATTTTCTATGGGAAAATGGTATAAAAGATACTAGAGTTATATTTGCTCCAAGTAATCAAGGTAGGTTTTTTATAACCTGGATACCTGATGCTAATTTGCAAAATAGATATATTGAAAAAAATGGTATTAAATACGCTGGTAATGAGCACGTAGGAGCTTTCGGTTGTGATCCATATGATATATCAGGTACTGTAGATAAAAGAGGTTCTAATGGATCTTTACACGGTTTAACAAAATTCAGTATGGAAAATGCTCCTGCTGATCATTTCTTTTTAGAATATATTGCTAGACCACAAACAGCAGAAATATTTTTTGAAGATGTACTAATGGCTTGTGTATTTTACGGTATGCCAATATTAGTAGAAAATAATAAACCTAGATTACTTTACCATTTTAAACGTAGAGGTTATAGAGGTTTCGCAATGAACAGACCTGATAAGGTTTGGAACAAATTGTCAGTAACAGAAAAAGAAATAGGTGGTATACCTAATTCAAGTGAAGATATAAAACAAGCTCATGCTGCAGCTATTGAATCATATATAGAAAATTCTATAGGATTTAATGGTGATAGTTATGGGGATTTATATTTTCAAAGAACATTAGAAGATTGGGCTGCTTTTGACATAAACAATAGAACAAGTCATGATGCATCTATTAGTTCAGGTCTTGCTATAATGGCTTGTAACAAAAATAGATATGCACCAGTTAGTAGAAGAAAAAGAAAACCAATTGATTTAGGTATAAAAAAATATGATAATAAAGGAACGTTATCAAAAATAATTAAATAAATGAATACATACGCAAATCCAAATAGCGCTTTTCCAAGCCAGACTGTGCCAGATGCTGAGAAAGCTTCTTCAGATTATGGAAGAAGAGTAGCTCAAGCTATAGAAAGTGAATGGTGGAGACAAGGCGGTAATGGTACAAGATTTGCTACGTCTTATAATAGATTTCATACATTAAGATTATATGCTAGAGGTGAACAGCCTGTACAAAAATATAAAGACGAGCTAGCTATTAATGGCGACATGTCTTATATGAATTTAGACTGGAAGCCAGTTCCTGTTATTTCTAAGTTTGTAGATATAGTTGCAAACGGTATGAATAATAAAAATTATGAGATAAAAGCTTACGCTCAAGATCCAGTTTCATTAAAAAAGAGAACTGCTTACGCAGATGCTATATTAACTGATATGATGGCTAAACCTTTTTTAAATAATTTACAAGGAACCTTAGGTATAAATCAGTTTCAAACAGATCAAACACAGTTGCCTGAAAATGAAGAAGAGCTAGACATGCATATGCAGCTTAGTTATAAGCAAAGTGTTGAAATAGCTGAAGAAGAAGTTATTGATAATACTTTAGAAAAAAATAGATTTGATAATATAAAGAAAAGATTTAATTATGATTTAGTTACGCTTGGTATCGGTTGTGCTAAAACTAGTTGGAATCCAGCAAATGGCGTTACAATTGATTATGTAGATCCAGCTAATTTAATATATTCTTACACAGAAGATCCTCATTTTGAAGATATATATTATGTTGGAGAAGTTAAGCCATTAACTATACCTGAAATAGCTAAACAATTTCCTTTTTTAACTGATGATCAATTAACAAAAATACAACAAACAAAAGCTTACACTAGTCAAAACCTTTATGGCTGGCAAACATATGATCAAAATACTGTTCAAGTTTTATTCTTTGAATATAAAACGTATAACACACAAGTATTTAAGATAAAACAAACAGATAGTGGTTTAGAAAAAGCTTTACAAAAACCTGATACTTTTAATCCTCCTTCTAACGATAATTTTGAAAGAGTAGAAAGAAAAATAGAAGTTTTATATAAAGGTGTAAAAGTTATAGGTAACAATGAGCTTATTGAGTGGAGACTTGCTGAGAACATGACGAGACCAATGGCTGACACTACTAAAGTAGAAATGAGTTATACTATTTGTGCTCCTAGATTATACAAGGGTCGTATAGATTCTATTGTTAGTAGAATTACTGGTTTTGCAGACATGATTCAATTAACACATTTAAAACTACAACAAGTTATTGCTCGTACAGTACCTGATGGTGTGTTTTTAGATATGGACGGTCTTGCTGAAGTTGATCTTGGTAATGGTACAAACTATAATCCAGCTGAAGCATTAAATATGTATTTCCAAACTGGTAGTATTGTAGGTAGATCTTTAACTCAAGAAGGCGATATGAATCCAGGTAAAGTACCTATTCAAGAATTACAAACTTCTAGCGGTCAAGGAAAAATACAAAGTTTAATAGCTACTTATCAATATTATTTACAAATGATAAGAGATGTGACAGGTTTAAATGAAGCTAGAGACGGTAGTATGCCTGAAAAAGATACACTAGTTGGTTTGCAAAAAATGGCTGTTAACGCTTCTAATACAGCCACAAGACATGTAATGCAGGCTAGCTTGTGGTTAACTGTTAGAACATGTGAAAATATTTCATTAAAAGTAGCTGATTCTTTAAAAAATCCACTTACTTTAAATTCATTAAAAAGTTCTATATCTACATACAACGTAGCTACTTTATCAGAAATACAAAATTTACCTCTTCACGATTTTGGTATTTATTTAGAATTAGAACCGGAAGAAGAAGAAAAAGCAATGCTAGAGCAAAATATACAAATGGCTATTCAGCAAGGAGGTATAGATTTAGAAGATGCTATTGATATTAGAAGGATTAAAAATCTTAAACTAGCTAATGATGTTTTAAAGCAAAAACGTAAAAAGAAACAAGAAAGAGATCAACAACAGCAAATGCAAGTTGCGCAGGCTCAAGAGCAAGCTAAAGCAGAAGCAGCTCAAGCTATTGCTGAAGCTGAAATGCAAAAACAACAAGCTTTAACAGCTGCTAATGTTCAATACGAACAAGCTAAAGCTCAAATGGAAATACAAAAACTACAAACTCAAGCTCAACTTAAAAAAGAAGAAATGCAGATAAAACACATGTATGATATGGAGTTGAAAAAAATGGAAGTTGAAGCTATGAAAGCAAAAGAAGCGGCGATTGAAGACCGTAAAGATAAAAGAGTAAAAATGGAGGGTACACAACAAAGTGAAATGATAGATCAAAGAAACAATGATTTATTGCCTATAGATTTTGAAAACAAACAAGGTATGTAAATACTAAACATTAATTTTATATTATTATATTATGTCAACAGAAAAAGAAACAACAAAACCTGAGGTGACTCAAGAAGTCAAATCAGAAGGTGGAGATATGAAAATGAAATCAAAACCTAAAATGAAAAAATTCAATGCTACTAAAGATGAACCTGTAAAAGTAGATCTTACTAAAGATGCTAATGTAAAAACAGAAGAACCTATTAAAGTAGATTTAACTAAAAAATCAGAAGACGATGCCATTCAAATCGGAGAAACAAAGGAGGTTCCTGTGGAAGAACCATCCGGAAATAGCAATGAGATGGGAGAATCTGTACAAAAGTCCAGTGAGACTACTGAAGGGATTTCTCCGCTCCAAGAAGTAACAGAAGAAGAAGTTAAAAAAGAAGAAGTAGTAGAACAACCAGAATTACAACCTATTAAAAAAGTTGTATTACCAGATAATGTAGAAAAACTAGTACAGTTTATGGAAGAAACTGGTGGTGATATTCAAGATTATGTTAGATTAAACGCAGATTACTCTAATGTAAATGAAGATGTTTTACTAAAAGAATATTATAAGAATACTAAACCACATCTTACAGATGAAGAAATTTCATTTGTAATGGAAGATAAGTTTAAGTATGATTCAGATACTGATGAAGAGCGAGACATCAGAAAAAGAAAACTCGCTAAAAAAGAAGCAGTTGCAGAAGCACGTAACCACTTAGAAAGCTTAAAGCAAAAATATTACGACGAAATCAAGTTGAGGCCCGGCGTAACGCAAGAGCAGAAAAAGGCTATGGACTTCTTTAACCGCTACAACAATGAACAAGAAATAGCTGAGCAAAGGCATAAAAAATTCATTGACAACACTAAACAGATGTTCTCTGATGATTTCAAAGGTTTTGATTTCGAAGTTGGAGAGAAGAAGTTTAGATACGGTGTCAAAGATCCCAATGCAGTTGCTGAGAATCAATCTAATCTAAACAACTTCGTCGAGAAGTTCTTAGACAATGAAGGTAATGTTAAAGATACGAAAGGTTATCATAAAGCTATGTATGCTGCACAGAATATAGATAGAATTGTAAATCATTTCTATGAGCAAGGGAAATCTGATGGAATTAAAAATGTAATTGAAGGATCTAAAAATCCATCAACTGAAGCTCGTCAAACGTCGGGTGATATTTTTATCGGAGGTCTTAAGGTCAAGGCTATAGACGGTGTAGATAGTTCGAAACTTAGAATTAAACGAAGTAAATTTAACAATTAAAAACAATTATTATGGGTGTATTAAGTCCTCAATTTGGAAGTTTACTACCTTCGTTAACCACTCAAGCTTTAACTACTAATTATTTAAACTTTAACAGTGGTGGAGGAAACGACTTCGCACAACAATATCTACCAGAAATTTATGAAGCAGAGGTAGAGCGTTATGGAAACAGAACGTTAGGTGGCTTCTTAAGAATGGTTGGCGCTGAAATGCCAATGATGTCTGATCAAGTAATTTGGTCTGAGCAAAACAGATTACACATCTCTTACGATGGTGTAGCTTGTTCTGCTGTAGGTGCAAACGGTGGTAACAGACTTACTATCGCTGCTGGCCAAGTGAACACTATTTTCCCTAACATGACTGTAGTAATCATGGATCCTGCTGATCCATCGTTTACTGTAAAAGCTATTGTAACAGCTACAGGAGCTAACGGTCAAGGTAATGCGGGTGGTGCTCAAAACTTTGATGTAATTCCTTATACTAGAGCTGCTGTTAACGCTGCTGCTGCTGGTACAGGTGCTGTATTAAAAGTATTTGTATACGGTTCTGAATATGGAAAAGGATCTAATGGTCCTTCTCAAGGTGCTACTGGTCAATCTATTCAGCCTCAGTTAACTACATTTAGTAACAAACCAATTATCATTAGAGACAGATATGCAGTATCTGGTTCTGATACAGCTCAAATCGGTTGGGTTGAGGTTGCTACTGAAGATGGTAACTCTGGATACTTATGGTATCTAAAAGCTGAAGGTGAAACTAGAATGAGATTCGAAGATTACTTAGAAATGGCAATGATAGAAGGTGAATTAGCAAATGGTGTTCAATCATCTGCAATCGCTGGTACAGCTGGAATGCAATTTCCTGCTGCTGCTGCTGGTGGTGCTGCTGCTAACGCTGGTTTAATAGGTACTGAAGGTTTATTCTCAGCTATTAACAACGGTGGTAACGTACTTTCTGGATATGCTGGATCTTTACAGGATTTTGATTCTGTGTTAGAAAACTTAGATACTCAAGGAGCTATTGAAGAAAACATGCTTTTCTTAGATAGAAAAACTGAGTTACTATTTGATAACATGTTAGCACAGCAAAATTCTTACGGAGCTGGAGGTACATCTTACGGTGTATTTGAAAACTCTGAAGATATGGCGCTTAACTTAGGATTCTCTGGTTTCAGAAGAGGTTCATATGATTTCTACAAAACATCGTGGAAATACTTAAACGACGCTTCGACAAGAGGTGGTTCTACTAACTTTGTTAACGGTGATAACATCGATGGTGTATTAATACCAGCTGGTACTTCTACAGTATACGATCAATTACTAGGAACAAACATTAGAAGACCTTTCTTACACGTAAGATATAGAGCTTCTCAAGCTGATGATAGAAGAATGAAGTCTTGGCTAACTGGTTCAGTTGGTGGAGCACAAACTTCTACTCTTGATGCTATGGAGGTTAATTTCTTATCTGAAAGATGTCTATGTGTTCAAGCTAGAAATAACTTCGTATTATTTACAGCTTAATTTTTATATAAGGTTAGGGCGCTTCGGCGCCCAATACCTTTAACTATTTAATTATATTATATTATGTCAAAAACAAAAGAAAAAGAGCCTAAGGTCAAAGACACTTGGGAAATAAAAGATAGAACTTATTTTTTAAGAGGGGATAAAGAACCATTAACGTTTACATTAAAATCTAGACATACGGAAAAATATCCGCTACTATATTTTGATTCAGAAACAAATACACAAAGAGCATTAAGATATGCAACTAATCAGTCTTCACCATTTGTAGATGAACAAAAAGGAGAAGTTACATTAAAGCATATAATGTTTAAAGATGGTACTTTAATTGTTCCTAGAGAACAACAAGCTTTACAAAAACTTTTATCATTATATCACCCTGACAGGGACAAAAGATATAGTGAATTAAAACCTCAAGCAATAGCGCAAGATGAATTAGTAGATTTAGAATTAGAAATTTTAGCTTTAAATGCTGCTAAGGAAATGGATATAGAACAGATTGAAGCAATACTAAGAGTAGAACTTGGTAATGCTGTAACAGAGCTATCATCTAAAGAATTAAAAAGAGACATATTGTTGTTTGCTAAAAGAAATGCTAGATTATTCATTGAATTAGCAAAAGATGAAAACGTTATGTTAAGAAACTTTGGTATTAAAGCTGTTGAAGCTGGTATAATACATCTTTCACAAGATCAAAGAAGTTTTACTTTTGGTTCTAATAAGCGTAAACTTATGGCAGTTCCATTTGATGAAAATCCTTATTCAGCATTAGCTGCTTGGTTTAAAACAGATGAAGGTGTAGAGGTTTATAAAACTATAGATAAAAAACTCTCTTAACATGTAATACTAATATAAGGCGGTTAACGCCGCCTTTTATTATAAAAATATACTATAATGGCAATAAACGTAAATACTGTATATAAAACAGTCTTATTAATACTTAACCAACAACAAAGAGGATATATGACACCTGACGAGTTTAATAAAGTCGCTACACAGGTTCAACTAAATATATTTGAAAAGTATGAAGATGATTTAAATCAGCAGTATAGATTGTCACAAAATGACACGGAGTATGCTAACCGTGTAAAAAATATTGAAGAAAATTTACAATTCTTCCAAAGAACAGGTGCTACAGCTTATGCAGGACCTCACTTTACTTTAACACCTAATGATATTTATAGATTAGGAACTGTGTTTTATAATGGAATAGCATTAACACAGTATGCACAAAGAAACGAAATAACACAATTGTTATTATCTCCACTTACACAACCCACTACAGATTTTCCTATATATTTATATGAGAACAATTTATTATATGTATATCCTACTACTATACAAACGGGTATAACTATATCATATTTAAAAACACCAGCAGATGTAGTATGGGGTTATGGTGTTGGTACTTTAGGACAGTTTGAATATAATCAAGCTGCATCTACAAACTTTGAGCTTAATATATCAGAACAATCAAATGTTATAATGAGAGTATTAGCTTACGCTGGGGTTATTGTAAATGATCCTACAATAATACAAGTGGCTCAACAAGAAGTGTTACAAGAAGAACAAAACTCAAAACAATAAGATATGCCTAGACCAGACGGAGGATTAATCCAAGAACAAAATGTACAATATTACGCGGGCGCGCAGATTATATATACTCCTGTGGCTACGGCTACATATACTTTTACATTTAATACTCCATTAGTATTAGGTAACGCAAACAGTTGGAATCCTAACGATCCTGATTATCCTTTAAATAATTTTCTTATTTACACAAGTCCTAATGGTATTAATCAATGGGCTCCTTTTGTAACTACCTTTACTTTATCAAGTGCTAAAAATAATAATGTTATAGTATTAGGAGCACAACAACCAATAGGTACATATGTAAAAGTACAATTAAAACAAGAAGCTTTACAAAACAACTACGGTAGTTATGAATATATTTCTTTAAAAGATATTGTTAATAATTTTATAGTAGGTTATGTTGGTCAAGATAAATTAATACCAAGAGTAAACAGAACAGATGTTATATTTCATGCTAAACGTGGTTTACAAGAGTTTAGTTATGATACATTAAAAAGTATTAAATCTCAGGAATTAACAGTTCCAGATAGCCTTTCATTAACAATACCGCAAGATTATGTTAATTATGTTAAATTATCTTGGGTAGATGGTATGGGTATAAAACACACAATATATCCTACACAGTTAACAAGTAGTCCATGGGAAGCTCCTATACAAAGTCAAGAAGGTCAAATAATTCAAGATAATTTTGGAGACAATATAGATGGAACATCAGTTATAAATGAAAGATGGCAGAAAGCTAACACTAGTAATATAACAGGTGTTTGGCCTATGAACTCTAATAATCCTGATTTGTTCATGTATGATTGGTTCGGTGAAAATGCCTACGGCTCAGGTGGTTGGTATGGTCAAAGATACGGAGGTGATCCTGTTAATATGCAGATGAACGGATTTTTTAACATTGACAACAAACGAGGAACATTTAATTTCTCTAGTGATTTAAAAGGTAAATTAATATTGTTAGAATATATATCTGATGGTTTAGCTTATGATTTAGATACTAAAGTACCTAAGCTAGCAGAAGAAGCTATGTATCAACACTTGTTATATAGTATAATGTCTACTAGAAGAGACACAGTTAATATAGCTCCACAATATAAAAGACAAAGATACGCAGCATTGCGTAACGCAAAAATAAGACTATCTAATATTAAATTAGATGAAATAGTACAAGTAATGCGTAATAAATCTAAATGGATTAAACATTAATTAAATGCCAGAAATAAAAAATAATTTTCTCAAAGGGAGAATGAATCAAGATCTTGACTCTCGTATTATACCAGAAGGTGAATACAGAGAAGCTATCAACTTATTGATTAGTAGATCAGAAGGTGCTACTGTTGGTGAATTTGAAAATGTTTTAGGTAATACTGGTTATACTTTACCTGGTACTAATTGTCATGTAATAGGTCATTTTGTTGATGAAACAAATAATATAGCTTACTTATTTAGTACTAACTATGATGGCAACACCAGAGCTACTACTACAAACACATGTAATATATTACAAGTAAATCTAAGTAACTATTCCATAACAACATTAGTAAATGGTTATTGGTTAAACTTTAGTACTCAATATCCCATATATGGTGTTAATTTAATAGATGATTTATTGTTTTGGACTGATAATTTTAATCAACCAAGAAGAATAAATATTATTACAGCACAACAACCTAATGCTTATACAACTGAATCTCAAATATCAGTTGCTCAATACTATCCTTACGATCCTATTATTCCTTTAGAAAGAACGACTGCAACAGTAAAGTTGGATAATACTAATAATACTTCTACTCAAATAGTAGTAACTACTAGTTGTCCTAATGTTAAAGTAGGTGACATAGTAACTGTTAACAATAAAACTCAAGCACCTGGCGTTTTAGAAATAAACAATCAAGTACCTCCTGTTAGAGTTACAGAAATTGTAGATACAGTGGCTCCATTTAGAACTTTCAAAGTTTCTCCTGCTATGACTAGCGGAACACCTGCTCAAGCGATAACTAGATTAGATGCTGGAACTATAATAGATTTTAGTAGAACTACTATGAAAAATACTAGTGAAGAGTATTTATCTAATTTTTCTATTCAAACAGTAGACGCAGTAGGTCAACAAGGTACAGACATAGAAATAACAGATCCATCATTTGGTGGTTTACCTAGAGTTGGAGATATAGTTAGTTTACAGAGCACAAGTTCAGGAACTACTTTACCTTACTACGAATTAAGAGTAGCAACCTTAGCTATTAGTAACACGCAATATAATAGATGGAGAATTACATTTGATAAATCAATGACAGGTCCTACTGTTGCAGGAGGAAGTACAGCTGCTACTGGTTTTCAAGCAGGTGATGTTATAACAATAGGTACAAATCCAGAATATAATGCTAGTTTTAAAGGTGATTCTAAATTTTTAGAAGATAAATTTATAAGATTTAGTTATAGGTTTAGATACGAAAACAATGAGTATTCTTTAATGGCTCCGTTTACTCAAATAATGTTTATACCTAAACAGTTTGGTCAATTTAGTTTAGGTCAACTAACACCTGACACAGGTCAAGATGTTAATTATTATCAAGATGAAGTAGACGCTTACACTAGTACTATAATACAGTGGTTTGAAAATGATATAGATAGTATAAAATTAAAAATACCATTACCAACTAATCTTACAGAGTTAAATACTGTTTACAATGTAAAAGATATAGATATTTTATATAGAGAATCTGATGCTTTAGCTGTTAAAGTTTTAGACACTATTGAATTATCAAGTGTGTCATCAACAACATCTATAAACTATGATGATGATATAACAGGTTTTGTAACAAAAAATTATATAGATTACGATTATAAATCAAACAAACCTTATAAAACACTTCCTGAAGGTCAGACAACTAGAGTATACGATAGAGTTCCTGTAAAAGCTTTAGGTCAAGAATTAATAGCCAACAGAATAGTATACGGTAACTATACAGAGCGAATGACTCCTCCAGCTACTATAGATTATAGAACTAGTTTTTCACCAAGAGATGCTAGATATTCTGATTATGCAACTGAATATCCTTATAGCACTGTTAAACAAAATAGAACATATCAAATAGGCTTTGTATTAGCTGATTATTACGGTAGACAATCTGATGTAATCTTATCATCATACGATAATTTAAGTGATAATGAAGGTTCTAGTATATATGTGCCGTATAGAAACTCAGGCGATGCTACAGATGTTCCTGTATTAGACTGGATAGGTCAAAACCTTACACTTACAATAGACAATGCTTTTGGTAATGGAACTGATCCTGGTCAACCAGGTGTTTATCAAGAAGAAGGATGTGTTACTGGTAGTTCATTAACAGCTGGTGGTAGAAGTTTTGAAGTTGATAAAACATATAATGTAGCAGGAACAGGAGGTGCTCAAATTAGAGTTACTGCTATTGGCACTAATGATGCTATATCATCTTATGCTATTGTAACAAGTGGTAGTGGTTATTCTGTAAATGATGTGCTAACTGTAGTAGGTGGTGATGGTGGTGGCCGAATAACTGTAACCTCTATTGGAGCTGCAAATCCTTTAGGTTGGTATAGTTATAAAGTTGTAGTTAAACAACAAGAACAAGAATATTACAATGTTTATTTACCAGGATTTATAAATGGTTTGCCAATACAAAACAGAGTTTGGAATGGAACTCCTTATAGCACGGTGGCTTCCGCTGGCGGCGGTGGCACACCAATATATCCAGGAACTGATCCTATAGAAACAGAAAGAAATAAAATATTTTTCTCTACAGTATTAAGTGATAATATAAATAAGATACCTAGAAATTTACAAGAAGTAGGACCAACAGACGAAGAATACAACAGTGATGAATTGTTATATATAAGAGTAAACAATCCTAACGCAAAAGAAATTACAACTACAGGTGTAAGAAATGCGCAGTATTACCCTGGTCAATTAGTTCAAAATGTTTTAAATATATCTACTGTAAAAGAAACTGAATTAGCTGCTGTTCCTTTTGTTCCTTTTAGAATTCCTCTAAATCCAGGTGTAGCAGGGGCTTTAATAAATAGTGTTGGTAATGAAAGAGTTTATGGTTATAATGGACCAGGTGGATTTCAAGGAGAATATGGGGCGACTGTTCAAGTAGTTCCACAGCCTTTAGTTGATAGTGGAACATATTATGGAGCTATAAAAAATATGCCTACTGGTTCTATACCTTGGGGAGATGTAGCAGATAAAGCTTCTTTTTACGCAGCTGATCAAAATCCATTTATAATGAAAGTTGGTCAAGTCAGCAACTATAATAATCCAGTTGGAGCTATTGTTTGTGGTCCTTTCTTATTAGGTACACCTCCTGCTGGTGGTAATGATGTTCCGCATGATACAAATTATACTAATGGTGTTAGAACAATGCAACCTATTTTGTCTGTTGCTGAAACAAAACCTGTATTTTCTTTACTAGATATATTTTGGGAAACTACACTTTGTGGTAAACTAGAACAGTTAAACGCTATGATAGAAACAAACTATAATGGTATTGTAGCTATCACAGACAACATAGGTACTTTTTCAGAAACAATAGGAGTTGATGGTCAAGTTGGAGACGCTTTTTATTTTGTAAATGGAACAGGTGCTCAAATAAATAGTTACACAGGTTTAACACCTACTATATCAAAAGTAGTTAGACAATCAAACACAAGTCAAGCATTAACACCTATAGGTGATTATTTTGATATACAACAAACAGGTACAGCTGGTCAATATAGAATAAGAGCTAAAAAGAATTATTGGTATGGAGATACATCTACTTCTACAGATGTATATATAATAAGTTTAAATACAACTTGGGTTCAAGGTAGTGATACGTTTAATGATTCATTAGACAACGCTATAACATTATCATTAACTAACGCAGCTCCTAGTATATATAGTAACTCTGCAAGAGATGAACAAAACTTTACAGTATCTATGGATAGCACGGATGGACCAAATGTTATACAATTATTTGGTTTAAATGGTAGTGCTGATGCAACCGTGGTTAATGGTACTCAAAATAAATATAAACAATTAGCTTGGAGTATTGGATCAGTAGTTTCTAATCCTAGTTCTAGTGCAACCTTTGCTATTGATTCTACTACTGGTCAAATAACAGCATCGGGATTAGTAGATGAAACAGCTTATACGTTTGCGGCAACAGTAAAAGATGCTAACGAAGCTACAGGCACTTTAAGTGCTAGTCAAAATATTACAGTAAATGTAGGAACTCCGTTTGCTCCTAAAGCTATTGCTAGTGGTAGACAAGGAAATGCTAATTTGGCTGGAGCTGGTAACTCAGGTGAGTGGATATGGGGAGATGTAACAAATTCTTATACTGCTTTAGGTAATACTTTATCTTCTAATCCTAGTTTAATATATAATGCGCAAAAAGAATATCAAGCGTCTACAAATCCTGCTAACTCTTGTAAAGCTTGGTTGTTCCAGGGTACTATAGAAATAGAAATAACAATGACTTCTTCTGCTGGTCCTGTTGGTGATGCTAACACAACGTTTATAATACAACATAGAACGTTTACACCACCTAATACTAATAATGCAAATAGTAGAAGTAGTTGGGCTCAAATAGCTAGTGTAGTCGAAAGTAATTTTAATATTCAAACAGCAACTAGCAATCCTCAAAACATAGCTGTAGTAGTTAATAGTAATGTAAACACAACTACTTATAGATATAAGTTTGATCAACTAGGAGAATATAGATTAATAACTAGCTCTTTAACAGGTGATAGAGCAGCTTACGCATCAGTACAAGTACAATTTAAAGATGGTATGTGTAGAAATAATGCAGCAGCAGGGTATTGTGCAGCTAATGGACCGTGTAATCCTTAGTAATTAGTTAAAAAAACAAGTAATAATATAATAAATGGCTCTAACAGTAAACGTAAACTATTTTAATTCCTTTTATTTGAAGAGAATATATGGCGATGGAGTTGCTAGTAGCAACGCGAAAGGTATACCTTATGTTCCAGAAATTAGTAGCAATGGTAGTGAAAGTTTTGAAGGAGCAAGAGCACACCCTGGATGGTCCACACCAATAGCATCTAATACAAGTTATGATTGGTACATAGAAGAGTCTAGAATACGAGGTGGTTATAACAATACTACAGTTGATTTTGGTGTTAAAGCATATATTGTAGAGGACAATGATGGTCAACAGCATCGTAGAAACAGTTTAATATACTCTGGTATATTTAATTCTAGAACAGGTATAAACGATACAAATCAATTTAGTGTAGCAGAAGAAATAACTAGAAGTGTAGATCCTATAGGAGGAAGTATACAGAAGTTATTTGCTGAAGATACTAATTTAACTATATTCCAAGAGCGAAAAGTTAATGTAGCGTTGATAGACAAAGATGCTATATTTACAGCAGAAGGTGTTGGTTTAACTACAACTGGTAGAGTTGTTATAGGGCAGATAACACCTGTATTAGGTAACTGGGGTATAGGTACAAACCCAGAGTCATTTGCTACGTATGGTTACAATAAATATTTTATTGATAAAGATAGAAACGCGGTATTAAAAATACAAGGAACTCAAATAGTAGAAATATCTAATGCTGGTATGATGGATTTCTTTAGAGATCAATTATCTGCTTTAGGTGTTAACGGTGCTGCTGTAGGTTCTTACGATGTTTATAATCAAAACTATGTTATATCTTTACAACCCTCAGGTAGATTTAATGGTGGTTCTTATAAAACATTAACGTTTGATGAAAGAAATGCTGGTTGGACTAGTTTCTTTACATACGATCCAGATACAATGTTTAGCGCAAGAGGTCAGTTTTATTCTACTAAAACAAAAAGTAATGTGTCAAAACTTTACGCGCACTATACAAATCAAGATAGAAATAATTTTTATGGAGTTAAAACTCCATCATCTATACAGTTTATATTTAATCCACAACCTAACTATATAAAAACATTTAAAACTATAAATTATGAAGGTAGTAATGGTTGGGAAGTTTCATCATTAATATCAGATTCTACAGGGCAAGACGCATCTGTAACTCCTTCTGGTAACTGGCTAAGTAACTTTGATCAAGCTACAAACACAGCTTATAGTAAAATATATAGTTATGATGAAGGATTATATACAGAGGATAACATAAGTTATCGAGCAGGTTTTGATAGAAAACAAAATAAATATTATGCAGTAATACCAAACAATACAGCAGGACCTATGGCTGGTGAAGTTATATGGGGTAATCAAACAATGGGTATTAAAGGTTATTTTGCAACAGTAACAATGAAAACAGATAATACAACTAACAACGGCGGACTTAAATCTTTATTTGCAGTCAGCTCAGAATTTATAATGAAATAATTATGGTAGATCCAGTATCAGCAGCTATAGGAATAGGGGGTAGTTTACTATCAGGTATTTTAGGAAGCGGAGCAGCAAGACGAGCAAAAAGAAAAGCTCAGCAAGAATCAAGAAGATTAAAAAGAAAATTAGATTTTCTTGAAAGTAATAGACAAGCTATTATAAACCCTTACGATAATCAACAAGATTTATCTGGTATGGTAACTGATAGATCTAGTCAAATGACTAATGCTTATGCTAATCTATCTGTAGCAACTCAAGCTGCTGAGATGCAAATAGAACAAGCTGATATTAGTTTAGCTAATACTTTGGATACTTTAATGGCTACTGGTAGTGGAGCAGGTGGTGCTACTGCATTAGCTCAAGCAGCTAAGCAAAGTAAAAAAGAAGTAGCTGCTAGCATTGAACAGCAAGAAGCTCAAAACGAAAAGTTAAGAGCACAAGGAGAAGAAAGTTTAGAACAAAGAAGAATAGCTGAACAATCTAGAATAGAAGGTATACAAATGGGCGAAGCTCAAAGAATGCAGTCTCTTGAATCACAAGGTAGATTATTTGAGTATCAAGAAAAAGATAAAAGAGAACAAGCTAAAATTGATAGAACAGCTGCAGAGCT